CCTGCAGGAAATTGGAACTTTGAAACATACTTTAGCGCATCAAGCAACGGAGGCAGTCCAAGATTCTACATTGAGCTTTATAAGTGGGATGGCGCAACATTGACATTGATTGCATCTAACTCAGCAACACCTGAGAATATTACTGGAGGCACTGCGATTGATTTATATTTAACTGCATTGGCAGTTCCACAAACGGCACTACTTGCAACAGACAGACTTGCAGTGCGCTTTTATGTGATACATAGTGGGCGCACTATTACGATGCACACTGAGGACAATCACTTAAGTCAGATTATTACAACTTTTTCCACTGGCTTGACTTCGCTTAATGGACTAACTGCCCAGACTCAACTCCTTGCAGTTGGAACAAGTGGAACTGACTTTGCCATAAGCTCCACAACTGCAACTCATACCTTTAACCTACCAACGGCAAGTGCTGCCAACAGAGGTGCATTGAGCACAGCTGATTGGACTGCATTCGATGCTAAGCAAGCAGCACTTGTTAGCGGCACTAACATCAAGACAATCAACTCAACTTCAATCCTTGGAAGCGGTAACTATGCCACTCCATTCGAGCTTGTTGTTGCGGCATCAGATGAGACTACTGCTCTTGCAACGGGAACGGCGAAGATTACTTTCCGCATGCCAAGAGCAGTGACACTAACAGCGGTAAGAGCATCACTTACAACGGCTCAAGCAAGTGGAAGCATTTTCACTGTTGACATCAATGAAGGCGGCACAAGTATCTTAAGCACTAAGCTAACAATCGACAACACCGAGAAGACAAGCACAACGGCTGCCACTCCTCCAGTGATAAGTGACACGGCACTTGCCGATGATAGCGAGATTACAATCGACATTGACCAGATAGGCAATGGCAGCGCAAAAGGATTGAAAGTAATGTTAATAGGAAACTACGCATGAGTTTTTTAGTCAACCCTTATTCTTATGGTGGATGCGATGCTGATGCAGTTGCATTCCTATCGGCTGCTGCAATTACAGACCCCACTATCACATCTGCCATTTGCACATTGGTTACCTCGATGAAAGCAAATGGAACGTGGGCAAAGATGAGTGCTATTTATCCGATGGTAGGTGGAACGGCAACAACGCATAAGTTTAACCTTAAGAATCCATTGGATACCAACGCTGCATTCCGCTTGAACTTCGTTGGTGGATGGACTCACTCCGCTAATGGTGCGCTGCCTAATGGAACTAATGCGTATGCTAATACCTTCTTAAGTCCTTCAGTTAATTTGTCATTAAACAGCCATTCTTATGGTATTTATTCAAGAACTAACAATATAACAGGAACTCAAGTTTATGGTTGTACGGATGGTGGTTTTGTTAATCTTCTTCAAAACAATTTAACAGCAGCAAACCTTTATTCAGGAGGAATATCAACTGGGTTTATTAGCTACACGGCTGCTCCAACAACTTCATTAATAATGGGAACAAGGACTTCAAATACATTATTTAAAGGATTTAGAGCAAATGTACTATTGGGAACAAATACAAATTCCATAAGTGCATTACCAAATGTTAGTGTTTATTTAGGGGCAAGAAGTAATAACGGAACGGCTATTTTATTTAGTTTACATCAATTAGCTTTTGCATTTCTTGCCGGTGGACTAAACGATACCGAATCAGCATCATTGTACACCGATGTTCAAGCGTTTCAAACCACCTTATCCCGTCAAGTCTAATGCAAGTACATCAACTCACATACGAAGAGGCTCAGAGCCTTGTTGGCATTCAGTTTATGCCCGATAATTATTTCAACCCAATTATGGATGCTGATGGCAATCACATCATCAGCATTGAAGAAGTTGAGCAGTGCTCAATTGATTGGGTGAAAGCCTTACCTTTGATAACTTACAAACCTATAATATCTGAATCATGGCAGGAGTAAAAATTACCGACTTAACCCCACTTGCTACGGCTGCAAGTGATGACTTATTATACATCGTGGATGTAAGTGACACAACTGAATCTCCTCAAGGCACATCGAAGCAGATTGAGATGACTAATATTCTTGCATCACTTGATATTGCAAGTGGAGTGTTTAGTTCCACTTATGCAGACTTTGTAAATATTACTCCATTAGGTACACTTTATTCTGGAGCATGGACAAGGATTGGTGAAAACATATCTTATGGAACTAAACTTAGTGGAGATTTAACTTTAGCTCAGACATCTGGTTCATTTAGCATTACACTACCTGAGATTATAAATAATCTTGGGAATGATAATGTTTCATTTATAATCGGTACTTATGACAATGTTACTGGAAATGAGAAAGCAATTATCTATCCAAATAGTGGAGCATTAACTGCAACAATTGAGATTGAAGGCTACACAGCTGCATCAACTTTTTTCCTATTTGTTACTGCTATCTACAAACGATGAAGACCTCTGATAGCGGAATCCGACTCATACAGGAGTTTGAAGGCTTGCGCTTGACATCCTACCTATGCAGCGCAGGAGTGCCGACCATTGGCTACGGCGCAACCTACTACCATGATGGCAGCAAGGTAAAGCTCGGGCAGACGATAACCAAAGAGCAAGCGGTGCAGATGCTGAAGGATCATCTTAAGGAGTTTGAGGGCAGTGTTATTGGATTGCTTAACACAACCAAGGTCAATCAGAATCAGTTCGATGCGCTTGTAAGTTTCTGCTATAACCTTGGGGCAGGCAACCTTGCTAAGTCGCAGCTGTTGAGGTTTGTAAAAGCCAACCCGAACGATCCAAAGATTGCAGCTGAGTTCCTTAAGTGGAACAGGGCAGGAGGCGAGGTATCTACCGGACTTGTAAGAAGGCGCAAGAAAGAGGCGCAACTTTATTTTGCAGCAGTTGTATAATAATTATTTGCGCAAGCATAAGACTGAGCCATTTGTCATGTTGGATGAGATGGACCTTACACTGGAGCAATTCATTGAGAAGTTAAAATCATCATACGTTTTTAATCACATGTGGGGATATGGCGACAAGGAAGCAAGTAAGTAAGCCAAGGCAAGTGCTTGATATCATACTCAAGTATTGGAGGCCGACCATTGGCAGCTTAGTGATTCTATCAAGTGTCTTCGCTCTTATCTTCAAGCAGATTACAACAGAAACACTCGCAGCAATTGTGGCCGCAATGGTAGCCGCAGGATACATACCTAAAAGCAACAGCAATGGATGACGGCATCGACTCAGTACAAGTGATCACTACCCTCGATGAAGGTTGCGTGGTGGGTATTGGCTGCAAAGTGCATACGCATCATCATCGCATCGAGGTTAAGCCGCAAGTGATTTATCAGTCAATGGAGAAATTCACTATCTTTGGCAAGCACTATTGCACTAATCAATGGGGGCAAACTTTCGAGCTGCCACCAATTGAGCCAATGCCAGAGCCGATATTTATGCAGCAAACCTACGCAAGCGACACCATTCAACCGAGCACATCTGCATTCTTGATTGCTCCAAAGCCAGAGGCTAAGATAATCATCAAGCCGCGCACTGAGTTCACCGAGTACAAGCCAACGATGGATGCTCCTATCATGGGCATGCTGCTAACATTTACAATCTACCTCACAGCGCAATGGGCATGGAGCTCAATGGGTGCTTGGTCTAACCTTTACAGCGAACTCTCTACATGTCTTCGCTCTTAATCTTAGAGAACTCAATCGACCTCTTTTATGTGGTGACTGATGAAAGCGGCCTAATTATCTCAAGCAATGAGCTGTTTAAAAACTACTCAAGCCACATTAAGCCGAGCAAGATTTCGGATATCATAAGCATCGAAGGCGACAAAGAAGATTTCATCAAAGCAATTCAGTTGGCTCGCAAGCATACACCTGAGCCATCGCGTGTATATGCTCGCACTCGTTTAAAAAATACCATCGATAGGTACAACATCTGGAACTGCTTCGCTATTGAAGACACCTTACACTTTGTCGGCATCCAGTTAGTCGATGTAACATCTATCAACTCGCATGACTATGAGCGGCAGAAGTTGCTGCTTGAAGAGTTTCGATTCATGCTTAGCCATGAGATCCGGCAACCACTGACCAACATCGCAGGGCTTGTGCAGTTGATGCTTGATCATCCTGTTGCAAACAACACAGAAAAGCGCGATCTACTTAAGATGATTCATACATCAGTGAACAAGCTTGATGATGCAATCAAGGTTCTAATCAAGAAAGCAGCTCGCGAGTTATGACAGAGCAGGAAGCGGATAAGAGACTGGTTAAGGTTGCCGCTTGGTATGTGATTGAGAGAGGCATGCCGGTATGTGTTGCACTTCAAATCCTTAAAACTGAACTCAATGATAAAAGACTATTTTGGGAATCATCGCAACAACTTATTAAGCTCATTCAAGATTGAGTCAGCATATAAGATCATCAGCATTGCCACAATCATTGTGCTCCTGTTCTTGCTGCTTAAATCTTGCGGCGATGGGGTACAGTCGGACTACCGCCTTAAGCACACGATATATGAAGACAGTATAGTTATTGCTTCGCAGCGGAAGATAATCGCAGAGAACAACTCTGATGCAGCAAAACAAGCGCAACAGATTGCAGAGCTCGAAGTGAAAGTCAAGAACGCTGTTGAGGTGGTTAAGATTGAGACCAGGACAATCATCAAAACACAGATCAAGTTAGGTGATACGGTAATGATTGACAAGCAGCCATATATCCAACTGCCAAAACCATTCCTTAAAACCACCGAGTGGTACACAATAGGCGGCATGATTAACCGCCTTGGGTGGTTGCAGATTGATTCGCTCGTGATCCCGGCAAAGTTCACCTATGCTGTTGGTGATACGATGCGCACTGGCTTCGTGAATAGGTTGCTCAAGAAGAAGGACACAGTGGTCCGCCTGAGAGTCGACAATCCGAATGTGGCCATAACCGGCATGAGCAACATCTACATCAAGCAAGAGAAGAAGTGGCATCAAACAACCGCCTTCAAGGTAGGAGTTGGGATGCTTCTTGGCATAGGGATTTCGGCAGCTGCAAAATAATTAGCTTGTGTGTCAGCGAGTTAGGATAATTGCGTGTAAATAGTTTTGATTAATATTGCAACTATCAATATAAGATTTACATTTGCCTATCAATCATTTACTAATTCACTCATAAATCATGAACACTTTTTTCAAATCACACGACAGCACGCAGTATTTTAACTACGATCATCTATCTGGCATCATGCTAACAATTGTGCAAGACGGTTGCCATCAAGGTCTCTTCCAACGTTGCGACAAATCATCATTGATTCTTGTTCGCCAGTACTCCAAGGAGATGACACAAGGTCTCGATGAATCAGTTCGCACTTATCACCCATCAACAGTTGGCGAGTTCTTCAAAATGTACCAGAAGACACTGCACAATACTCAAGTATCATTCAATCAATTAATAACTCAATAAACTATGGGCTTAAAAGCACCCTCAGGGAATAACACCTCCC